GGCTGGCACGAGTGGTGTGCGGCTTGCGAACGGGCGGCGTGGAGATTCACCGGGAAGTGTCAGGCGTGCCGGGGTGAGGGGTTTTTGGATGTGGTGGCGGAGGTGGAGGAGTGGTGAGGGACGGCGAATTCAATGGAGAAATCAAAAGATAACCGAGGGGGGGCGCGTCCCGGAGCGGGCCGTAAGCCGAAGCTGCTTACGGCGTTGCTGCTCGAACAGCCTGAGGCTGCGGACGATATCGCGTTCGCCTATCGGCTGCACCGCGACACCATGCGGGACGAACGTGCGGATACCGAACTTCGGCTCGAGTGTGCCCGCGAGATCCTGAACCGCTTGTGCGGCAAGCCGGCGCAGGCGGTCTTGCTGGGCGACCCCGACGGTGAGCCTTTGCCGGTCGCTCTCGGCTCGCTAGCGAATGACGACCTCGACACCCTCCGGAGAATTGCTGGCCGAATGGCTTCGCCACGATCCGACGGCGGTCCTGAAGGCGGTTGATGCCGAGCGGGCGAGACGATCGCTCGCCGAGTTCCTGCGGCAGGGCTGGCACGTCCTCGAGCCCAGCACGCCGCTCGTCTGGAACTGGCACATCGACGCTGTCTGCGACCATATCCAGGCGACGCTCGAGGACTGGATCCATCGGCAGGCCGATGCGTCGTACGTCCAGCGCATCCGCAACCTGCTGATCAACATCCCTCCGGGGACCGCCAAGAGCCGCATCGTCTGTGTCTTCGCCCCGGCCTGGATGTGGTTGCGGTGGCCGTCGTGGCGGGTCATCTGCCTGTCCTCGAACCCGCGCGTGGCGCTCCGCGACAGCGTCTACTGCCGGGACCTGATCGAGTCCGATTGGTACCGCGAGACGTTCCACCCTGACTGGACGCTGGCCGAGGATCAGAACGCCAAGGGGCTGTTCAAGAATACGGTCGGCGGCTTCCGCCAGGCCATGGGCATCACGGCCCGGATCACCGGCGACCGGGCGGACGGGCTGTTCATCGACGACCCGCACGACGCCGAGGAGGTGCTGAGCGAGGCATCCCGCCGGGAGGTGGTCGAGCGGTACGACGCGGCGATCGCCAATCGCGTAAACGACCTGCGGACGTCGGTCCGCATCGGTGTCATGCAGCGGCTACACACGGAGGACTGGAGCGGGCACGTCCTCGAGAGCGGCGACTGGGAACACCTTTGCCTGCCGCAGGAATTCGAGACCGAGCGGGCCCGGACGACGGCCATCGGGTGGAGTGATCCCAGGGCAACAGACGGCGAGCTTCTCTTTCCGGAACGCTTCCCGCCCGACGTCCTCGAGAAGGAAAAGCAGCGGCTGGGTTCGTACGGCTATGCCGGCCAGCACCAGCAACGCCCCGTCCCCCGCGAAGGGGCGATGTTCCAGGAGCGGTGGTTCGAGCCGGTCGACGCGGCCCCGGCCGTCATGGAGCGAGTGCGGTACTGGGACAAGGCCGGCGCCAAGCCGGGGCAAGGGGACTGGACTATCGGCGTGCTGATGGGGCGATGCTCCAACAATCTCTTCTGGATCGAGGACGTCATCCGCGGTCAGTGGCCGGCGGACGAGCGGAACCGTGTAATCAAGTGGGCGGCCGAGGCGGATAAGTTGCTGCACGGCCGGGTGCTGACCGCCGTCGAGCAGCCGCCGGGCCTGGCGAAAGAGAGTACCGACGCCGTGGTCCGGATGCTGGCCGGGTTCAACGTCGAAGCTGACCCGGTCAAGGGCGACAAGACGGAGCGGGCTGAGCCGTTCGCGGCGCAGTGCCGTGCGGGCAATGTGCGGATGGTTCGTGGGCCGTGGAATAAACCCTACCTCGCCGTGATGACCACCTTCCCGTTCGGCAAGCATGACGACGACGTGGACGCGAGCTCGGGGGCGTTCAACCGCCTGTCCCGGCGCGTCACCTCGAGGATGCGCTAGGCCGTGGCGGACTTCCTGCGTCGCTCCGACGCGCCGGTCAACGGTGACCATGGCCGCGTCCAGCGCTTCCTCCAGTTCCTCGAGGGGAAGTCGGTCGGCGGGTCCATGGTCTTTCCCGCCTTCGGGGGCGGCGCGTACGGATACAACGGCCTGCCCGCCTGGGGCAACGCCAACGGCTCATGGTTCAGCTACTACCTGCCGGGCGCCAAGTACGACTATGCCGCCGAGGCCGGCGACCTGTGGCGCAACTCGGCCGTCGCCGCGTGCCTCGGGTGGATCAGCGACAACTTCTCCGAGCCCACGCTGGAGGTCGTGCGAAAGAAGCGCGGCGGCAACGAGGAGATCCTGGACGCCCTCGGGCACCCCGCCCCGGCACTGCTCTGCGAGCCGAATCCCGACTACGACGCCGACGCCCTGTGGGCCGCCACGATCCTGAGTTTCGTGATCAGCGGCAACGCCTACTGGATCAAGGCCAAGGCGCCCAGCGGCAAGAAAATGTGGCTCTACTGGGTGCCGTACTGGGAGATCGAGCCCCGCTGGAACCCGAGCGGCGGCCAATTTATCGACCACTACGATCACGTGGTCGACGGCAAGCGATACCCGCTCCGCAAGGATCAGATTGTCCACTTCCGGCGGGGGCTGAACCCGACGAACGTGCGATCCGGCCTGCCGATGCTCGAGCCGGTCCTGCGTGAGATCTGCACGGACAACAGTGCCGCCGGCTACACGGCCGGGATCTGCCGGAACTGGGGCGTGCCTCGGGTGCTCATCATGCCCGAGGGGGACAACGCCAACATCTCGCCCGACGAGCAGGACAACATCCGTGACATGTTCGTCGAGCGGACGACGGGCGAGAACGTCGGCGCCCCGCTGGTCAACAACGTCAAGCTGAAGGTCGTCGAGCTCAGCGCCAAGCCGAGCGACATGGCGCTCGACAAGCTGCGGGAGGTGCCCGAGTCGCGCATCTGTGCCGTGATGAAGATCCCGCCGATGGTGGTCGGGCTCGGCGTCGGAGACAAGCAGAAGACGTACAGCAACCTGGCGACGGCCGAGCGGATGGCCTACCGCAACTGCCTCGTGCCGCTCCAGAAGTGCTTCGCCCGAGCCCTCAACCGCCAACTGCTCCCCGACCTCGGCGACCCGTCGAAGGAAGTCCTCCGCTGGAACTACTCGAACGTTGAGGCGCTCCAGGAAGAGGCGATGAGCGTGGCGAATCGGACCGTCCTTCTCGTGAAGGCCGGGCTGATGTCCAAGGAGGAAGGCCGGGCGAAGAACGGGCTCGGCGAAGCCAAGCCGACCGACACGTTCGCGCCGCTGGGCGGGGCCAAGTCGTCGCCGGGTGGCGGGGCGGACGCAGGCGATGGCACCGACGATCCGGCGGTGGCTGAGGGCAAGTCCCGCAAACGTCGCCGCCGCCGCGAAAGGGAAGATGACGACGACCCTTTCGGGTTGATGTGAAGACGGCCGCCCACGACGAGGACGTGGCTGCCGCCAGGGATCTTGCTCGCCGGGCCCATGCCGCCGCGGGCAACCCCGAGGATTCACCCGAGAATCGCCGGCTGATCCTGCATGCCCTGATCGACCTCGCAGCCGCCGAGTTCAAGGCGGACGGCGAGCGGCTGATCGAAGCCCTGAAGCCCTTCGAGGATGACGGCGAGGCATCCGAGAAATCGTTCCTGAAGGGTGCGGCCGACGTCATCTTCGGGTGGAAACAGAAGGTGGCCCGAGGCATTCGGCGACTGTTCCTGGCGGGGGCGTTGATCCTCGCCGGAGGCCCCGAAGGCGCACTGACCCGAGAAGACATCGGCGACGTCGATACCGCCCTCATCGACCAGACCAAGCGGCTGACGCGATTCGCGCAGCAGATCCAGGACGGCGAGCAAGAGCTGGACGGCAGCCTGCCGGCAAGAGAAGCGCTCTACGCCAGCTCGACCTGGCAGGCCGCATGGAAGGTCGAAGCGGGCCGGGCGGTACGCGAAGCCCGGACGACGGAACAGTGGATGCTCGGCGATGCCGAACGGCACTGCCCGGACTGCCCGGCCTTGGCCGACCTCGGGCCGGTGCCGCTGGGAACACTGCCCGCGATCGGGAGCCAAACCTGCAGTTACGGGTGTCGCTGCCATATCGAATATTCATAGACGACGATGCGTAACACCATGCCCCCCGACCTTCTAGCCGAGCTCGCCGCCATCGAGCAGAGCATTTGCGAGCCACCGGCGCCACGCCTGCCGCTGGTCCGGCTCGGCGACGGCAACCTCGCCCACGCCGGGCAGTTGGCACGGCTGACGAGGGATCGGGCGATCTATCGGTCGGTCTTGAACCGGCTGGAGACGCACGGGATTCCGGATGAGTTGTGGAACGGGAGGAAGAAGTGAAGGCGCTAGAGCGGCATGTTTCGCCGGGCACGTCCATCCCGTTTCCCCGCCCGATGGACGTCTTCTTTCACGCCAACGCCGAATGCGAGCGGTTCGGCTCTCTACGGTGGCGTGTCGCGATGGGCTTGCTTCGGCTGGCCGCGAGTCTCATGGGCTGGCGGGCCACGTTCAAGATCACCGATACGCGGGCCGAGCGGTTGCCGCTGGACGAACTCCGTCGGGTGATGAGGGAGTCGGCGTGAACCCCGACCGCCGCTTCGGCCTCGTCGGCTGGCTTCACCTGCTCGCGGCGTTCGGGCCGGTGCTGTACGCGATGGTTTGGGGGATGGGATGAGCCGGGCTTTGGGCTGGTTTCCCCACGGCGGACTGTAAATCCGTTGGCATGACCTGTGGGGCGGACGCCGGGAGGTTCGACTCCTCGCTGGCCCATTGAGGAAACACGAATGAGGCACGCCGACTCCGAACTCTGGTGGGGCGATGGCGTCGGCTGTCTCGCGGTACTTGTGGGCGTCCCGGCGATGGTGATCGTCAGAATCGCTCAGTGGTGGTTTGGGGGATGAGATGAGCATCCGCGTTCGACTGGAAGAACAACTCAACGATCACCGGTTCGGGGTCGAGATCGAAGCGGACACCGGCGATTATCCCGACACCCTCGCCACGATCATGCGAGCCGCGAGCGAGGCGATTGACTATCAGCCGCAGCCGACGTTCACCGACCAGCCGACTGAGTATCCGGCGCCAACACCACGCTCAAAGAAGCGGGCCAGGCCGCGTTGACCCCCAAGCCTCCGACCGGCCACTGCCCGCGATGCGAGAGCCGGCTGGAAACGCGGGCCGTCACCCGGACCGGCGAACTCTGGGGCCGGTCGATCACCTATCAGGAGACGGAGCGGGTGTGTCCGCGATGCGATCCGCCGCCTGAGCCGCCAGGGAAACCGAACTAAGATGCCCCACGATCTCGCACCCCAGACCTGCTCCGGCTGTCTCCATCACGGCCAGCCGGCCCCCGTGGGCTATGGCCAGTGCCGGCGATTCCCGCCCGACCACGCCCAAGCCGGCGGGGCTGGCCTGGTGCTCAGCTACGGCCTGACGGCCAACGACCTGCCGGCATGTGGGGAGTTCCGGCCGAAAGAGGCCACTCCCGAGCGGCGAGCGGAGGCCGTTCGTCAGGCAGTCCCCCTGGAAACGAAGGCCGCCAACACGAGTCCTGCAGATCCACCCCGGCCGGAGGAACGCCCGCGCGACACCGCCGACCAGCCCCAACGTCCACGGAGCCCGCGCCGATGAAACTGGAAACCAAGTCGTTCGCGTTCGAGGTCAAGGCGGCGGATGCCGACGGGGGCACGTTCGAGGGCATCGGCGCGGTGTTCAACAACGTCGACGCCGGCTTCGACGTCATCGCGACGTCGGCCTACGACAAGGATCTGCCGTTCTTCCGCGCCGAGGGCAAGGTCCGCGACGAGCACACCGTCACCACCGGCCGGATCACGGACGCGAAGATCACGCCCGAGGGGCTGGCGCTGACGGGCAAGATCAGCGACACGATCGCCGGGCGCGACCAGAAGACGCTGCTCAAGGACGGCGTGATCACGCGACTGTCAATCGGCCATTACGTGCTCGAGAAGGAATACCTCGAGACCCCGGAAGAGGTCAAAGCCTACTGGGATACCGTCGGGTACACGCCGAACGAGCAAGACCTGACCCGCTCGGCCGGTCCCTACGGCATGGGCGTGCGGCTCATCAAGCGGGCCCGCCCTGTCGAGGTCTCCACCACGTTCAACCCGATGAACGATCGGGCAGCGATCACTAGCGTCAAAGCGGACGGCCAGCCTGTCGGCCGGACGTTCGACGCCCATTGCCTCCACACGCTTGCTGTGCTGGAGGAGTTCCACGACCGCGCGAGGCGGTTGCTGGAGAAGCGAGCCGCCGACGGGCGACGCCTCTCCCCCCATCATCGTGCGGCGTTCGAGCGCCTTTCCGAGAAGCTCGCCGAGCTGCTTGATGCGAACGAGCCACCGGACCTCAAAGGCGCCGTCGCGTTTGCCTCCGCACCCGTGGACGACGGCGAGTGGGATGCCGATGCCGCCCTCAAGCGGCTGAAGGACTGGGCGAATGGGAGCATGTCGAAGTACCGACGGGGCTTCGCGTGGTTCGATTCCGCCAAGGCCGACGACTTCGGCTCCTACAAGCTGCCGCACCACGACGTGAAGGACGGCAAGCTCGTCACCATGAAACGCGGCGTCGAGGCCGCAGCCGGGGCCGTGGACGGAGCCCGAGGGGGTGTCAGCATCCCCGACGGCGACAAGGCCAAGGTCAAGGCCCACCTCGAGAAGCACTACCACCAGTGGGGCGGCAAGGCGCCCTGGGAAGGCAAGGGCGACGGCGAAGGTGACGGCAAGGCCGCACCCGAGCCCGAGACCAAGTCCGGCCAGGACGCCCCGGAACAGACGGCGGCGGCGGAGAGTGTCGAGGCCAACGCTTCGGCCACTCCCTCGCCGGCCGCTGGTCCCGACCCCGCGGTGGCAGCCGCCGCGCAGAGTGCCTATCACGAGTTCCTGGCGATCGACGCCCGCCTGAGCGGCGCCCCGATCGACTGAGCTCGAAACCCAAGCGACTGCACCTTGCGACCGGACGCCGTTCTGTCCGGCGCTGATTCCCTACCTTCAATTCCCCGACGCCGGGGAAGGACACCGATATGCCGACCAAGCTGGAAGAGCTGGCCGGTCAGCTCAACACCAAGCGGCAGGAGCTGGCCGACATCTTCGAGAAGCACAAGGGCCAGGACGGCACCTACGACCTGACGGCCGAGCAGGTCGAGGACGTGCGTTCCCGCAACAAGGAGCTGACCGAACTCGGCAAGAAGTACGACCAGGCGCGCGACATGGACGAGCTCGAGCGGAAGAACCGCGAGGAGCTCCATCGCCTCAACACGCCGGTGCTGCCGAGCCAGCACAGCGCGCCCCGCGGCAGCGACGGCGCCCGCGAGGGCCGGAACCCGACCTTCAAGGCGCTCGGCGACGCGGTGTTCGAGTCGAAGGCGGGCCGCGAGTACCTGGCGGAGGTGAAGGGCGGCCTGCCCAAGCCGTTCCGGTGCGACCTGCCCGACTTCGACATGAAGACGGTCATGGCCGAAACCGGCACCGGCTTCTCCCCGCCGAACTACCGGACGAACATCGTCGTCTACAGCCCCCAGCGTACTCCGGTCGTCGCGGACCTGATCCCGCAGGACCCGACCGACAAGGAGGCGATCAAGTACATGGAGGAGACGACGTTTACCAACTCGTCCGCGATGACGGCCGAAGGTGCGTCGGCCCCGGAATCGGCCCTCGGCTACACCGAGCGGACGGTCGTCGTCGAGTGGCTGCCCACGACCCTGCCGGTCACCGAGCAGCAGCTCGAGGACGTCCCGCAGCTCAACGGCATCATCAACAACCGCCTCACGCTGATGATCATGCTGTCCGAGGAGGCCGAACTCCTCAGCGGGAGCGGCACCAGCCCGCACCTCAAGGGTTTCCTGAACGTCAGCGGCGTGCAGACCCAGGCCCAGGGCACAGACCCCGTGCCCGACGCCATCCTGAAGGCCATGACGCTCGTGCGGTTCACCGGCTTCGCCAACCC